TTATAATATATAAATTAATACTATACAGAGGAGTATTGTATGTCAATTATGGACAAACTCAAGAAGAATTCAAAACTATCCCACACATCGGTTCTTTCTGAGTCTAAATTTTTTACTGAAAAAGATATGGTTCCAACAGATGTCCCTATGATTAATGTTGCACTATCTGGTTCGGTAGATGGTGGGTTAGCCCCAGGTCTTACAGTTCTTGCGGGACCTTCTAAACACTTTAAAACTTCCTTTGCCTTACTTATGGCAGCTGCCTATTTAAAGGCATATCCAGATGCAGTAATGCTATTCTATGATTCAGAGTTTGGATCACCTCAGAGTTATTTTGAGCAATTCGGTGTTGATACATCTCGTGTTCTTCATACACCAATTACTAATGTTGAAGAATTAAAATTTGACTTAATTGGTCAACTAGAAGAATTAGATAGAAACGATAAAGTTGTGGTTGTTATTGATTCTATTGGTAACTTAGCATCAAAGAAAGAATTAGAAGACGCTAAGAATGAGAAGTCTGTAGCAGATATGTCTCGTGCAAAAGCACTTAAAGGCTTATTCCGTATGAGTACACCATATCTTGCTATGAAGAATATTCCACTTATTGCAGTAAATCATACATATCAAGAGATTGGTTTATTTCCTAAAGCTATTGTATCTGGCGGAACTGGTATATACTATAGTGCAGATAATATTTGGATTATTGGTCGCCAACAAGATAAGAAAGGTACCGAGATTCAAGGTTATCACTTTGTGATTAATGTGGAGAAATCACGATATGTTAAAGAAAAGTCAAAGATTCCTATTACTGTGTCTTGGGAAGGTGGTGTCAAGTCTTATTCTGGCTTGCTCGATTGTGCTCTTGCTGGTGGTTATGCTGTTAAGCCTTCCAATGGCTGGTATGCTACTGTTGATCAATCTTCTGGAGAAGTTGGACCTAAAGTTCGGTACGATGGAACTCTTGATAAGTCCTTCTGGGATCCGATCTTTGCTGAAACGGATTTTAAAGATTTCCTAAAGAAGCAATATAGCATCGGTCATCAGTCTCTTGTTGAAATGGATGAAATTGTGGTTGAAGAGTAATGGGCAAGTATGTAGAAAATAAAGATTATGAATTAATATCAGATGAAAATATTAATGAAGTATGGAATGTTAGAATACTTGAAGGAGAGTTTAACGAGGTTGTAATTCGTTACGGTTCTATTCGTGTTGATGGTAAGACTCCAGAAAATGACGAAGAACTGGATTTACATTTTGACTTTGAAGTTATCTCAGCACCAGATGAAGACCTTACGGCAGAAGATATTGGTTTACAATTAGCTGCGGGTGATTTATTATATAGTATATTAGAATCTTCCATAGAAAACAAAGAAGAAATCCATTTAAAAGAGGTGTAAATTTGAACACTAATATAGAACAAGTTGTTCTTAAAAATATTCTTACTAACGAAAAATATATGCGAAAGGTCCTTCCCTTCGTAAAACCCGATTACTTTGAAGGTGTCTATAAGATGCTATTCAAACAAGCAGGTATGTTTGTTGCAAAGTATAATAAACTTCCGACAGCGGAAGCATTTAAGATTGAAATTGATCAGGCTGATAACTATAATGACGAACAGTATAGACATGCTGTCGAAATTATTCCTAGTTTATTTGAAGAAGAAGCGTCTGATGAAACTTGGTTAAATGATACTACAGAAAAATGGTGTCAAGACCGTGCTTTATATAATGCTGTTATGGAATCAATCTCCATCATTGATGGCAAACATCAGAGTTTAACAAAAAATGCTTTACCGGATATTCTCACGAAAGCGCTCGGCGTCTCGTTCGACCCCAACATCGGTCACGACTATATTGAAAACTTTGAAGAGCGATTTGAATTCTACCACCGTGACGAAGAAAGATTACCTTTCGATCTTGACTACTTTAACAAGATTACAAAGGGAGGTATTCCAAACAAAAGTCTTAATGTCTGTCTTGCTGGTACTGGTGTTGGTAAATCTTTATTTATGTGTCACTGTGCTGCTGCTAATCTAAATCAAGGTAAGAATGTTTTATATCTTACTATGGAGATGGCAGAAGAAAGAATAGCAGAACGAATTGATGCTAACTTACTTGATATACCAATTGATCAGCTAGAACATCTTAGTAAAGAGATGTTTGCAGAACGAGTCAGGGGTCTTTCATCTAAAACAAATGGTAAACTTATTATTAAAGAATATCCGACTGGATCAGCTCACGCTGGTCACTTTCGTGCTTTATTAAATGAGTTAAAATTAAAGAAATCATTTGAACCTGATATCATTTATATTGATTATTTGAATATCTGTTCTTCAAGTAGAATGAAAGGAATGGGTGGTGCAATTAACTCATACAACTACATTAAAGCAATTGCTGAAGAACTACGAGGCCTTGCGGTGGAGTTTGACTTACCGATCGTTACTGCAACGCAGACGACTAGGTCTGGTTATAGTAACTCGGATATTGGGCTTGAAGATACGTCCGAGTCTTTTGGATTACCCGCTACCGCAGACCTCATGTTCGCCCTTATCTCTACAGAAGAACTTGAGGGAATGGGACAACTCGCAGTCAAACAATTAAAGAATAGATATAATGATCCTACATATAAGAAACGGTTTGTGATTGGTATAGATAGATCAAAGATGAGATTATTTGATGCTCATGAAGGCGAGCAAACATTAATAGATGATACTCCAGTATTTGATAAAACAAATAATGGTATAAATGCAAAGAAATTTGAAGGTTTTAAATTATAAGGAATTAAATCATGGCTAAAAGTAAAGGCGGAAAATCAAGTGGGAATGTTTCTCAGGGCATTCATTCAAATGTAAGTAAAACTATTCGTAAAGAAATGCGAAGAGATTACCTTAATTCACAGATGCGAGTATTAAATCAACAAAAGGCTTTACGTCAAGGTAAAGATATTGTTATGACAATTGAAAATCCAAATAAAGCAGAAACAAATAAACCTTTTATTCGTCAAAGAATTTCTGGTAAATCATACATTGATTATATGAAAAATAAAACCTATGTTATGAAAGAAGTACAATGAGCGAGAATACATACTATTGCACAATGAAGGGGTTACTACCGGCATTTTTAGTTATAGTTTTCATTATTATCGGTATACCAATTCTTGCACTTATGGCTATGGTCGGGCTTGAAGAGTATGCTCGCTATTGTAATGTGAGCTGGTTGCCTTGTTTTGGTATTAGCCGATGACTGATTATAATAATGATGAATTTAAAGCCTGCTACAATAAAGTTATAAATGCGGTAAATAGTATGGTAGAAAATAATAATGAACCTTTAATGATTGCAGCCGTTCTTACAACAACAGGGTTAAGTTTATATCGGTCTTTATTACCTGAAGAAGATTATGATAAAATGCTAGAAGTTATGGTTGAATTTAAAGATGATATTAATTCATATCAACATAGAGGATATTTAAATTGAAAGTTAGATTATTGGCATATAGCCAACCGATGAAACATGTGCACTCTGGAGAGCCAGGGATTATGGGTTTAGATAATATTCAAGATCTGATTGCATATTGCGCTAGAGTATCAAATCCCGGCAACCAAGCCAATACTAAAACAACACCAAAGCTTTTATCATATTTAATTAAACATAAGCATTGGTCTCCATTTGAAATGGCTTCAGCCACAATGGAGATTGAGACTACAAGAGACATTGCTCGTCAGTTTCTTCGGCATAGATCATTTTCTTTCCAAGAGTTTTCACAGAGATATGCAGATCCAAATGATATGGGAGAAGCATTTGTTATTCGTGAAGCCAGACTTCAAGACGAAAAGAATCGGCAAAATAGTATAAAGAATGATGATACTGCTCTTGAAGCTTGGTGGCATGCACAACAGCAGTTTATGATTGATCATACTAAAAGAATTTATAAAGAAGCAAGAGAAAGGGGTATTGCAAAAGAACAAGCAAGAGCCATTTTACCAGAAGGTAATACGGTTTCTCGTTTATATGCGAATGGTACTATTAGATCATGGATTCATTATATTGAGCTACGTTCAGCAAACGGGACTCAACAAGAACATATGGATCTAGCAATAGAAACTGCAAAAGCAATTGCTCAGATTTATCCTTCAGTAGAAAATTTTATTCAAGAGGAGTAGACCAATGGGAAGAAAACTTTCAACTTATTATTCGGATCACGGAAAGGGTTACTGTGAAATCCATTTTGATTTTAAAGAAGAATATGGTTATATAAAATACTTTGATAATAATGAAAAGTTATTTTTTACTGAAGATTATAGAAATAAATCAATGCAATATATAGAAGATGCCGCCGAAAATTGGGCTCTCGGTATTAAACTTCTTGAATCAGAATATCATTGACACTTATGGCATTTCAATCTAGTAAAGAAATTATTTGGCATATAACTTGTTCTAGCTGCAAATTTTACTTTACTCTTCCTACTATGGAAGAAAAATATATGATTGATAGAGGTCAGTTACACTGTCCTGGATGTGGAAAAAAGCAAGGCGTAAAGATAATAAAAAGCGATTAATATGCATAACACACATGGTTTTGAAGAAGAAGAAAATGAACACGATGTTATAGACAAAGTGTATAGTGATATAAAACCAAGAAAGCAACCCAGTAAATGGGTTGCTAATCTTAAAAATATGTCTGGTGAAAAATATAAAATATCTGGTATGTTAGATAGTATAGAATATCAAGCTGCTGAATATATAGAATATCTTGAAAGTTTAGTGAATAAATATCATCTAGCAAATGATGCTTTTACAGGAGGTTTACCAGTGGCATATAGAACTAGCGCAAACTTATTTGAATCCGGAGAATTTATAAGTCATGCGGGTTTAAAACTTAATTGGAAGCTTGAGTGCGATGCCATTAAACCTGAAGAGTGGCATGTACTTGCTAAGATGATAAAAGAATATGAACACCAGCCTTGGCAAAAAGCAGTAGGTATTCCAACTGGTGGTTGGGCCTTAGGTAATGCACTTGACAAATATTCTACTGGAAATCCTAATGATCCAATTCTTATTGCAGATGATGTATATACAACAGGAACAAGCTTTAAAGAATTTGTACAAGCTTCATATTCAGATGTTGCAACTATACAATGGTGTGTATTTGCAAGACAGCCCACAATAGGCAAAGTAAAGGCTCTATTTACTATGCCAGATAAAGGTAGACACGGATCCATTTGGGAATAGGAAATATATTATGAAATATTATAGATTAGAACCATCAGTTAAAAAATCTGTTATTGAATGGCATTCATTTAAGAGAAAAGATGCCGACGGTAATACAATTTTTCTCCGTAAAGAATTAGGCTGGAGATACGGAGCATGGCTAATTAGTGTACCAGAGACAGATGAAGAAATTAAAGAATATCTTTCTGATAAAGGAGATTATGAATCATTTCAGGAATATCTTGTAGACTATTATGGCGAAGATGATATGATTACAGAAGAAACCAAATTAGAAGATTACCTGCTTCCTAAAATAGATGAAGACTTTGTTGACATTAGTGAAGATTATGAAGATGCAGAAATGTTAGAAACCTGGGATGGATGTTGGGAAGACTGGTCACTTATTGGAAACGAACTTGATGAAATTTCAGAAGAACAGCAAGAACAATGGATAGAAGATGCTACAGCAGCATATGATGAAGATTATGAAGATGGAGTAGAAGGATTAGGTTGGGAATTTATAGACTGCTTCTATGAAATGCATTGTCATCCAGAAATTACACCATGTGATAAAAATGGCAATACTTAATGTTTTAAAGACTATAGGTCGTAATGAAGAAAGTGACGAATGTTATACTCCAATTAATCAAGTTAAACCTTTATTACAATATCTTGATAATAGTAAAACATATTATGAGCCAACATCTGGAATATCATCTAATATAGTAAAAGCTTTTACCGAAAATGGATATGATATGAAGTCCAGTAACGGTAAAGACTTTTTTGAGTGTACTGCAGATGATGTATATGATGGCATAGTAACTAACCCACCGTATAGTAAAAAAGATAAATTTATAAAACACTGCTATAATCTTAAAAAACCATTTGCTTTACTACTTCCCGTATCATCATTTCAAGGTGTAAGAAGGGGTAAACAGTTCATAGAGCACGGTATGTCCGCAATAGTTTATAATCACAGAGTTGATTTTACTGGTGGTGATAATCCGCATTTTGGCGTTGCATGGTTTGTACATGGCTTTTTACCACCCAATCAAATATTTTGGGTCGATAATAAATTTTAAAAAAATGCATTTTAGGGGTTTACATTCTATCTGAAATATACTATATTAGTAGTATAAAGAGAATCGGATAGGAGATATATTATGGGTACTGCATCAATGATCGGAATTTACAATGACGACGGTTCAGTTACAGCGACATACTGCCACTATGATGGCTACCTTTCTTATAATGGCCAGCTTTTAGTTAAGTCATACAACACTCCTGAAGCTGCAAAAGCAGTTGCAAATGCTGGCTATATTTCAGGCTTAACATCTGACCTTGATCACGATTTAAGAGCAGCGGTTCATAACGACGAACCAAAAGTTTATAACTCAGTAAAAACTTTTCTGGAGTGTGGCGATAAGCACGCAGGAGCTGATTATCTTTACTTGTTTGATGGAGAAGCGTGGTTTTATACCGATACATATACTCCTCGCAACAAGCGGAGCTTTGAAGAAGTTGAAATGAATTTGGAAACTGTATAATGAAACTTCGTAATTTTATATCAGGTGTTCTTAATGGTATTACTGCAACGGCTCTTATTGCCGTTGCGGCTACTCAACTATATGCTACCGAAAATAGCTGGAGTCGTAAAGAAATTGTTAGAATTACGCATAATGATGTTTATTGTCTTCAACAAAATATTTTCTTTGAAGCAAGAAACCAAACCGTTGAGGGCCAAGTTGCAGTAGCTTGGGTTACACTTAATCGTCTTGATAATGATATCTACCCTGATACAATTTGTGGTGTTGTAAAGCAAGCTAAACGTGATTCTTCTGGTAAAGTTATTCGCAATATGTGCCATTTTAGCTGGTACTGTGATGGAAAGTCTGATCGTATACCTACTAATAAAATATCACAAGCTGCATGGCAACAAGCTGGTATTGTTGCTCAAGTTGTATTAATGGATAGAATGGCTGGATATATATTTAAAGATCCTACATACGGTTCTATAATGTACCACTCAATTAAAGTATCTCCTTATTGGAGAACTGCATATGATCTTGTAACTAAGGTTGATGACCATATTTTTTATAAATGAGGAAAGAATGAAAAATAAAATTGACTATCGTTTTGACGAAGAAAAATATATTACGGAATTTAAAGAGTATGTAGATGCTACCTATAATCAGCACTATTCTCAAAATAAATTCCAATCAACTGAAGTAATTATGGATCGTGGTCATGGTACTGGTTTCTGTATGGGGAATGTAGATAAATATTCCAATAGATATGGTAAGAAAGGTACTGCAGCAGATGCTCGTAAAGACCTTATGAAAGTACTACACTACGCTCTATTACAACTATATGTGCATGACAATGAACTTGGATAATTACGCAGCTCAGATCTTTGATGATAATAAAAACATGATGGTACCTTGGTATCTCATGGCATCATATGCTTACTATAAAGAAGATGATCCTATATTAAGTGATGCACTATTTGATGATATGGGTAAAAAACTCCTAGAAAACTGGGATAACATTACGCATTTGCATAAAGAATATATCACCAAAGATGAGCTAGTTGCTGGTAGCTTTTTAGGTAAATATCCTAGTAGAATACCCGACTCTTTAAGAGAATTAAGAAAAGTTGATCCTAATACTAAAATTGAAAAAAAAGAAGTGACATTGGAAGATTTTTTCTAAGATGAAACAAGAAATTTTTAAACATAATAGTACAAATTTTCTTCGTAATAAAAGAAGAAATGAACTTATTAGAAAGAAACGGAAAGAAGAATATCAGAGAAAATCTGGAACATTCTTACTTAAAACTGAAGAAACATCTTTACAGTTTAATATTGATTCTGACCATATTAAACTGTAACATATTTACTACATTGTATTAATGATTAATAAATGGTTTACTTATTACTCATTATATGATACTATATAATCTGTAAACGTTGAAGCGACGTAGACACATACTGGACTTGGGGGCAGTACCCAACGCTTCCACCATAAGCGCATTGAGGAATTTATGAAGTATAAAATGGTTGTTAAAACGGGTGATAAAATCTTTGTTAAGGCAAGAAGTAAAAATAAAGAACACTTGGAAAATAGAGCAATTGCTTTAACTAAAAAGAAACCATATATGACTGTATATGTAGTATCAGAAGATACAAGAATATAGTGTGCTTATGCTGGGAGTGAACTAGGATCGACAGGTGTGAAAGTGAAGTGGAGTTTATCGTGGTGACCTACGTTATTCGGTCAAAAACTACAAATGCAAACGATAATTTTGCACCATCTGGTTACGCACTAGCTGCCTAACACAGGGGGTTGGCCACTTACCTAGCAACAGAAAATGTGGCATATAAATTAATACTAAAAATAGGGAAATAAAAAAAATGAAGAATTTTCTTCTTACTTCTTGTGCAGTGTTTGCTTTAGCAGGTAGTGCATATGCTGCGGATGTTTCTGGTTCTGTAAAACTAGAAGCAACGCAAAACGCATCTGACGATTGGGTCGGAAAAAATACAGTAGCATTAAGTTTCGGCGCCAATGAGCCTGATGTTGGTGCATTTGGATCAGTCGGTCTTGAAATGGTAGATGGTGGAACAGTTGCGCTCGATGCATGGTCTCTAGGTACTGCAGTAAACGGTATTTCAGTTTCTCTGGGTGATCAAGGAGATTTGTTTCCAGGTGCAGGTCTTGAAGTTGTAGGTGATGATACACTTGCAGATCCAGCATCATCTGAAAGTATTATCGTATCAATCGGTAACGCTTCTTTCATGGCAGCAGTAACAGATTATAAAACAGACTTAACAGAATTAGAGAATGTTCAGCTTGGATATTCTGCTGAAGTAAGTGCTATTGATGTTGGTGTAGCAATTGATTATAATATGGATACTGAAGAAATGGCTTATGGTGCCGATGTAGGCGCTGAAATTCAAGGTGCTGGAATTGGTGCAGTAGTAACTTATGCAGCCGAAGAGTTTGCTTATGAGGCATCTGCTTCATATTCGGCTCTTACTGCATTTGTTAATGGTGATGATGAAGAAATGGCTCAAAATGTAGGCGGCCAAGTTGCTGCTGAATTTGGTGGTCTAAATCTTTTTGCTGAAACATCATACAATCTTGATAAAGAAGAATGGACTCCAGCCGTAGGTGCTAGCTTTAACTTCTAAGCTAAATACTATTGTCTATGACATAATAAGGTTCACTGCTTAATAGGTGCGTGGGGAGTCATGGTTAGCTCCCCTTTTTCTATTAAGAAAGGATATACTATGAAAAATTTAATTGTAAGCATTTTATTATGCTTTGCAACACCACTTATTTCTCAAGAAAGTAGTGCTAAAATTTTGACAATGGGTGTGCCTTGTGATAAAACACAAAATGTATTTAATATATTAGAAGAAGCAAAAGAAGGATTGCTTTTTTCTGGTGGCGGTCTAATAGCCGAAGCAACCACAAGACAAGTTTATCCAACAGCAACTATGGTATTTGTAAATCAAGAAACCGGAAATTGGTCTGTTATAGCATCTTTTGGTGATGGTACTAGTTGTTTAATTATGCCAGGAAAAAACTTTACACCATATAGTGGTAAACAGCCTTGGGATGAAGAGAAAGATGGATTGTAATGTGGACATTAGTTTTTATATATTTGTATAATACAGAACCTTTTGCTGTAAAGTATGATACTTATGAATCTATGTATGATTGTTTTGGTCAACGTGAAGTTCTTGCTTTTGAAGTAGGCGGAAAAGATGGGTATTTTCCATCTGGTCAACAAGCTTTATGTATTTACACAGATAAATAGAAAAGTATTTAATGATTTGGAGTGTAACATTGTGAAACATTATGTAATATTATTTATTTTATTAATAATGGGATCCACTGCTTTTGCAGAACCTATTGTAACGGAATCTACAAGTAACAGTACAGTTGACTCAAATATAGATTCTAAAACGACTGTATATTCACCACCACCAACTGCAGTATCACCATCTATTAGTGCAACTAATTCTGATTTATGTACTGTAGGTGTTGCTGGAGCAGTACAAACACAGATTCTTGGTATTTCGGCTGGTAGTACAGTTAGAGATATGAATTGTGAAAAATTAAAAAATGCTAAAACTTTATATGATATGGGAATGAAAGTTGCTGCGGTATCTGTAATGTGCCAAGATAAACGTGTCTTTGATGCTATGATGCAAGCCGGCACACCATGTCCATTTGATGGAATGATAGGTGAATCAGCAAAGGCTGCTTGGCAAGAAAATAAAGATATG